ATGAGTTTCGCCAATAGTGTAAACGGGTTTGACCTATTGAAGGGGGAAGGTGTAACAACTAGATTGACTACATCCTACAGAGTAAGTGATGAGATTGCACCTATTATTGAGAAGTTTGGTAAGAAGTACCTAGATAAACACTTTGTATTTAAGGGGATACCTATTGAAGATAAGACTGTAAAGACTAGTGTATACATAGCTAGAACTAATGGTGCATTAATATCTAAGATGATTGAACTTAATAAATCTCATGTAGAGTATAACCTACCTAGAGAGCCAGAGAAGATGTTCCAACTACTAATTGATATCCTAGCATTAAAGCCAGGAGCAAAGATTACTGGTACTAACAAATTCCTAATGGAAGATATGAAAGAGTACTATACTACCAATAGAGAGAAATCTCTACTAAGTTTTATAGCAACTAAACATAAAAAAGATAAAGCTATAAAGACAGCTGTTAAAACTATTGTCAAACATACTGGTAAAGTTATTTGGGAAACGTACAACATAGCTAAAGCACATTCTTCATCGGATACTACATTCAATTTATCTCTAGGAACTCCTCACTCAACGAAAGGTGGTACGTGGGATCAAGCTATATTAGATGATGATCTATACCCAGATTGGTTAGAAGACCAAGGAAGAATGACAGAAGAAGAGGTACAGACTGAATTAAATTTAATCTATATTTCAGCTTCACGCTGTAGAGTATCACTTCTAAATGCAGGATGGCTTGCAGACATATAAACATTAGGCATTCACCGATATAAGTCCTATACCTAACCTCGAACCTAACGTGGGTTCATAGTCTATACTTCGGTATAGATTATTGAACACATACAAAAACAAAGGAATACTATGTATACATTTAAACAATCAGACGAATCTCTAATAGTATTCGATCCAGGAAGTAGAAATACTTTAGCAGTAAGAGGAGCATTAGCTTCATATAAGAAAAGATGGCAGGAGTCTTTGGCTTCCACTATAGCTATAGCTTCTACATTAGAAGAGATTCCGAAAGGTAGTAATATAATAGTACCTGAGTTTGTTATGTACCAACTAAATCCTTTACACTATGAAAAGATTACAACAGTACCATCTATTCAACAGATTACTCACTATGATTTACGTAGATCAATTGTAAATCCTATAGTAACTCAATTCAATGATGTAACAGAGTTCATATCTCATATAGAAGATCTAAACCTAACTATTGCAGCTTTTGACTTTGAAACAGCCGGAAAATTCAGTAAAGTAGAAGTAGAAAACTTTAAGAACTTCCTAACAGATGAAGATGATGACAATCAAATTCTACTGAGACAGCAGATAGCTGCTAATGGCCTATCTCATCCATCACTAGTTCGTATAACACACCTATCTGTAGGTATATCTGAAACAGAGAGCTCTGTACTAACTATATCTAAGGATGCAGAATTAGCTATATGTGAATGGTTAACAACTACGGATATTGCACAAGTATGGCATAACGCTAGTTTTGATTTTAAGTTATTGAAGCATAGAGTCAATGCATACCCTAAGTCATTTGAAGATACACAACTAATGTGGTACACAATACTAAACCATGCAGATAGCTTTCAAGCTAGGACTGGACTAAAGATATTAGCTAGTAAAATTTATGGATCATGGGGAAGTGAAATTAAGGATCTATTCAACATAGAATCAATGCACGATCCGAGAGTTTCACATTACGCGGGAGTTGATACAATTGCAACTATGTTTCTATACAATGAAGCTATGGTACACCCAGACTTCCAAGGAGATTGGGAAAGTTGTAAGCTAGAAGATTTACTTCCAGAGTCAAACCCTAAAGATGTAGCTAGTAGAAAGACACGTAGATACTTCTATGAGAATGTACTTAAACAACTAATAGAGCCAACAGTAGATCTTATGATGCAAGGCATTACAGTAGATAACTCAGCAATTAATAATTTAAAGTCAGTAATAGATAATGTTCTAGTAGATGTAGATAAAAGACTAGCTAGTAGTGAAATCGTACAAGAATTTAGATCTCACAGCTATAAGTCGTTAAGACAGAAGAAAGTAGATGAGTTAAATAGTAAAAAACGTAGTAGACAGCATTACCTCAAAGAGTATAAGGATACAGATGTAGTACATAGATCTTATGTAGTTAATGAATACCTTAGAACATTTGAAGCTAACAACTTTACATTCGACCTATCGTTTTGGCCAGCAGATGTACTACCAGATGGAAGTACTAAATGGACAGTTAATGATGTTAAGAAGATGAGAGCGGTAAACGCACTGCCTCTACTAGATAGAATTATTGATAAGTCAATAGCTTTAGACGATCCATTAGTTCAAATAGCTATGTACAACCTAGCTGAGTATAAACGTGACAAATACAATGACGGTTATGACTTACAGATAGAGGATATAGATTTATCTATAGTTCCTGAATTTAAGCCAGGATCTTCTCAGCAGAAGGCAGCACTATTCAGTTTCTTAGAGATTCCATGTGAAGCACAAACTAAAGAAGGTGCAGATTCTTGGAGTAGAGATGAAATTACTAGAGTAAACAAAAGTACATCAGATCAAGCTATTAAGGATTTAACTCAGATATTCATTGACCATAGTATGTCAAAGATTATACGTTCTAACTTCTTAGCTGCATTTGATACCTTTGTAGTAGATGGTAAACTTCTGGGAAATTACCGTATAGGTGGTGCAAAAAGTATGCGTTACACATCCAATAGCCCTAATATGCTCAATATGCCCAGTACAGGATCCATATATGCTACTCCACTGAAGAAGTGTTTTGTAGCTCAACCAGGATTCCTAATAGCTACAGCAGATTTTGCAGCACTACAAGAAGTTACTATAGCAAACATTACAGAGGACGCCAACAAGATAAAGATACTTGGAGGTGGATTCGATAGTCACTGCTTTCATGCATCAACCTATTACCCACGTATAGAACAGATACTAGGTCACAATGATGGATCACTAGATTGGAATAAGAACTTCAAGAAAGAGTGTAACTCAAACAAAGAACTGAAGTCTTTAAGACAGGACAGTAAGCCAATTTCATTTAAACTTGCGTTTGGTGGGTTCCCAGATATAGATAAAGGTGGAAACATAACTCAATCTATATTTGATAAATACCATAACGAACTATATCCTGGGGTTACAGCATATAACAATAATGTAGTTATGTCACAAGCTAGTAAAGAGAGACAGACATACTTAGGTATGGGATTTCATATACGTACAGATGATCCAGCAAAACATAATCGCACGATTTGTAATGCAACAGCACAATTTTGGGATATAATTTCAGCCCTAACAATGGCAGAGATGAGACAACGAATCAAACTAGCTGGTTATGAGAGAGATATTCTACTTACATCAACTATATATGATTCACTATACTACGAATGTAGAAAAGATGCAACCATATTACAGTGGTTAAACAACAACCTAGTTGAAGTTATGACTAAACAAATGTTCACATATCAACCTGTACCAAATGCTTCAGCATTAGACATAGGGCCAAATTGGAGTGAATTAACAGAACTAGAGAACAACTGCTCACTAGAAGAAGTACAAAGGGCTATAGATAAAATGGAGACAATAGATGCATCGTACAGAGAGTTAGAATTCTATACAGACATAGCTAAGATGTCACCAACTAAAGACAACATATATAAACTAAAAGAGTTGGCAGATGCTATCTACAATAGGAGGAAAGTAAAATGAAGGTACAACTAGTTGGTAGTAGGGAGTTTGAAGCACCAGAAGGATTTGATCTATTAGAACTACAATGTGATACCCACAACCTAGTTCAATTTCAAATGCTTGGTAAAGTACTAAAACGACACGAGAAAGATGTTATAAAACAAACTAAAGAGTTAGGTACGAAACACTACCTTAAAGAACACAATACTAGAATCAAAGGCGATTACGCTTTCGATGTAGGACAAAGGATATTAGATGGAACAGGAAGTAATACATTTATTGGAAGACATGATTAGATGGAGTGATAGGTTAGGCTCAGATGAGATCTATACTATACAAGAAGCAATAGCTAGATTAAAGGGAGAACTAAAATGATTACTAAAGTTGAAATGACCATAGAAGAATACGATGAGATTAAGTATGCACAAAACCAACCTTCACAGATGTTGATGGATACAAATGCTAACTTACTAACTAAGCTAGAAGCTGCAAACAAAACTATTAAAGAGTTAGAAGCTTCACTATCTATGTATGTAAGTGTAGGTGTTAAACCTAGATTTGGAGATTACGAAGATGAAGTTTTAGTGGTAGAAGAGAAACGAGCTAAAATAACAGGATTTACTTCAAAAGGATGGAATACACTAGAGATACTAGACTTACAAGATTCTATAGGCGAATCCCTTGAATCAGTAGTAAGATATTATAAAGGTGTACGAACTGCATCAGCACTTAGAGCTAAACTAAATAAATTAGGTATACGTGTTAAACGTGGCATCTTAACAAGGGAGGATTAATGGAAATAACACCAGAAGAACGACTAGATAATGTAAGACATATTGTAAAATTATATGAAACCGAATTAGCTAGTGTTATAAAAGTAAGTGATAAGTTTGAAGTAGATAGACTACCAAACATAGTACAGCAAGGTATCAAGCTAGTTACAGCGAAGTCTCCAGGGTTTAGTAACATTAGCTCATGTACAACAGTGAACTTTGTATTTAATCATCTACTAGGTCAATTAAGACCTGTAATAAATGATGCTGTGTATTCACCGGATCAACTATCAATCAACTACTATGCTATTAATATTAGTGGATCAGGTAGTGGAAAAGATGCTTCAGTAACAACTATGAAGTCAGCTTGTTCAACAGCATTCCAACTTATTAAAGTAGAACGTGAGAAACAAGAAGAGGAACGTGCAAAACGTATAGCTCTCAGAGAGAAGCAGAAGGAAGTTCCTAATGCAGTAGAATCTGATTTAGTGTATTCAGACTACGTAGATTTCATTAGAGAGTTAGAAGACTTGGAAATGGGTTCTAAAACTACATCAGGTGGACTATCATCTAAACTAAATCGTATGGCAACTAGTGAATTTGGTATTCCCTGTGTAGTTATGGGAGAATTTGGTTTAGCACTAAAGAGTGGTAAGACAACAGAAGAAGTTCTAGAGATGCTTGGTATTCTATATGATATGGGTAATGCTCCTGCACCATCTTATAAAACAGCAGAAGTTAGAGAAGCAGCAATTGAATCTATGTATCCAAATGCATTACTTCATTCATCTCCTAAAATTATATTTGGAGATGAGAGAGTATCTGAAATTATATCTATGATATTTCATGCAATGATGGCTCGTAGATCGTGGTACACAATGCCTTCAGAGGAAGAAAACATTGAGAACAACGAAATACCTGGAACTATTGCAGAAGTCCGTGAGATAGCTAACAGAAGACGTGTGGTAGTATCAAAAACATCTACAGAATTAGATGACATGACTACACAAGTTGTAGCTAGAATGTTATCATCTGAAGCAAACAGAGTAGTATCTTTTGCAGAAGACGCAGCTCAACTGTATACAGACTATTTTCAGTTCGGTGCAATGAGAGCTGAGTTAGCAGAAGACTCATCTATTAGTCAGGTAGAGGTTGCAGGTAGAGCTTTTAAAACAGCTAGATTGGCAGCATTATGGACTTTAATGAGTGGAGAGAATGAAATCTCTAAAACACATTTAGCTTCAGCTATATACTTTGCAGAATATAATTCTAAGTATATGGAGAAGTTTGTAATACTTACTTCATCTAAAGCCTACAGATTACTTGGTGACAAGTTTAAAGAAGGTAAATTAACTGAAGTAACTCTAGATACAGCTATGGTAAATGGTTGGGTTACAAGAGTATCAAACGATTTCCATGAACTGCTTCATCCTATGAACAGTTACTTATCTAAAGACGGAGTTGTATCCTACTGCAACGAAGCTAGGTTATTTAAGTATGCTCCATACAAGAAAGTTGAAGATACAGGTGAGTATGCACTATCCTACAATAAGGTACCAGGTGTACCTAAAGCAGATAGAATAGCTTACCTAGATAACTTTGACCATTACAAAACAGGCTCTATGAAGTTCTTAGAGAATATCGTAACTAATGATACAGTTTACAACGTATTCAGGTATAATGATGGTCCTAATAAAAATGGTGACGTTATTACGATGAATCGTAACCAAAAGTACATAGCTTCATCTACTAAGTTACTAACTATAGATGTAGATAAATCTGAGATAGATATTGTGCAAATGCATAACTTCCTATCAGAGTTCAAGCATATCATATGTACAACATCAGATCGGGAAAACAAGTACAAGTTTAGAATTATACTTCCAGTAAGTGTCGAGATAGATGGGACTCAACTCAATCTATATAGATGTATTATGAAAAGTGTATGTGAAGAGCTTACAATTGAAGGTGATCCAACTAGTGGTAATCCAGCTCAACCTATTTATGGTTATGCAGGATCAGAAGTTTATTCAAACACTACAGGTAGACTCTACGAGATAGAGGAACTTATTAGTCAATGTGCAAACAACCAAGATGAAGGATTAGTACCTAAAACAAAGCCTGTAACTACTCAGGCTAAGACTAAAGCTATGAAAGACATTATGGCAAACGTAAATAAGATATTTGATTATGTAATTCACTGTAAAGCAGGTGCAGGTTCTATCTCACTAGCTAGAGCTTCAATGCACTTGAGAGATCAAGGTGCCAACCAAGAACAGTACTTACAAGTCATACACTATCTTAATAGTTGTTGGACTAATCCTATGGATGAAGTTCGATTAGAAAATACAGTATTAAAAACATACTTATCACAAATGGAGGGATAAATGAATTTACAAGACAAGACACTTGAAGAACGAAAGAAACTAACTAGGGCATTCCCGGTGCTTATAGCCGCATTCCCTAATGCTGGGAAATCGAGTGCAGTAGAGATGCTGTCAGACGAAGACAAAGCTCGTACAGTAATTTATGACTTAGAAGGTAAGGGATTACCAGAAGACGATGAATCGCAGTATAGAAGTATGATAAAGATAAAGAATGTGTATGAAAATGGTACAGACTATCTATACAAAGACGCTGGAAATGTTAAGTATAAAGATATTGATGGTATTATGATGCATATGCGTAAAGCAATAGCTCATCCGGATGTAGACCGTATCATAATTGACAGCTTCTCTACACTAGTAGATGAGTTTGAAAAACACTATGTTACAGTATCCAACGGATTTGCTTCGTGGATTCAATATAACAAAGAGTTATACTCATGGTTCAGAATGTTGAAAGAAGAGACGTATACACATGGTAAGTTTGTATATGTAATGTCACACTACAAACCAGCTAAGGATCCAAAAGATACTGAGTCGGAGAAGTTCACAACTGTAAAAGGTAAAGACCACTTCCGTATGGTAGAGTCTCACTTTAACACAGTACTAACTATAGAAGATTTCAAGTTTAAAGCAGATAACATGGAATCATTTGACAGTACACGTATTAGACGTTCATTATCACCGTATGAGTCAAAAGAGAACTCATTAGCAGAGTTAGAGATTTCACTTAGTAAATAAGTTTTAACAGTACAAGACGTCACTTTAGAGAAAATAGTGCAACACCAGCACACAAGGATATACAATGGGTTTATTAGACCAATACAACAATTTAGATAAAGAAACACAGGATAGTTTAGGTAAAACTGGAACTAAGATTAATACAGCAGGTGCACACCTAGTTACAATTGAATCAATGCAAAGTATTGAAGATAAAAGAGTTAAAATAGTATTTAAAGATGCTTCAGGACTTACAGCAGAGTATGTTGGATTTACTTCAAACAACGATGCGACTAAAGCAGAAGCAGCAATTAAGCGTACAATGTCACAACTAACTAACATTGTTAAAGCTACAGGTAATGACCTTAAGACTGTCCTAGGTAAAGAGCAAGCAGGTACAGAAACATACAAATCAGGTAAGACTGTAGACGTAGTAAACTATCCAGCAGCTAAAGGCAAGAAGCTTTACATTATTACATACTCAGAAATTTCTGCAGATGAGAAAGACGCTAGTAAGACTTGGGTAAGACAAGAGATTGATGTATTCAACTTCTTTGATACTAAGAAACGTAACGGTATGGAAATTAATTCTGATGCTGCAGAAGGTACAACTATGGAGACTGTAGCTGAAGATGCTAAAGCTCGTGTAGAAATTAACTACAAGAATACTAACAGTGCTGCATGTCAAGCTAAGTTACAAGCTATGCTTTCAGGTGTTACTCCAGCAGGACAAAATGCACCAACTAGTGTACCAGCAAGTGATGACGACATCTAAAGTTACTTATAGGTTACGGTAGAAGGCCGTATAATAAATAGTTAGCCATCTTAACTGATAGGTGCCTCTTACCTAACTCCAGAATTCACAGGGAGTCTAACTTTTGAATCGAATGTGTGGTCCCTACAGGCGTTACGAAAAACAGGGACACATCACTTTTGCAAAAAGGATTATAAATGGCAATAGAAAGCGGTATAACAACAAAAAATGTAGAGAAGTTTCTCTCAGTTCAAGTTAACTTAGATAGTGAAGATACGATAGCAGTAGCTGACGCATTAGTAGCATTACAAGATAAAGAACTATTCAAACTATTAACAGAACCACAGGCAATTGCTTTAGAGAAGTTAACAGAGTCCGTAGCAGTAGCTGCACACAACTACATCTCAGGATTTACTGAAGATGAATTCACAGGAGAAGAATAATGGAAGATTTACAAACACAACTAGAAGTATTATTAGGTATGGTTGAAAATCATAACGATACATCAACATCATACAACAAAGCACAATCTAAGAGAATCCGTACAGCTTTAGGTAGATTAAAGAAAGAAGTTACTGATTTAAGAGCTGGGTTAATAGCTCAAGATAAGCAGAACTAGACTATGGGTAAATTGCCAATAGAAACGCCAAGTCTCTTTGGCGAGAACCTATACCCTACAGCTAAGGAAATTATGGAGAGACAACAAGATGCTCCATGGACTGCTCAAGAGATACCAGTAGATAAAGATACTAATGATTACCGTAAGGGACTAGATGAAACTAGGCTCAATGCAGTAACTATTATACTACAATCATTTGTAGAAATTGAACAGGCAGTTGGAGATGTCTGGAGTGAAATGGCTTCATGGTATCCACACTCTGAAATTGAAGGTCTATGCAAAGAGATAGCTCGTATGGAAACTTCTGTACATGCATTCTTCTACCAGAAGATGTCAGATACTCTTAACATTCCACCTGAAACTATTAAGAAAAACCAAGAAGATACTAAAGTTATTAGAGAGAAGTTAGCATTCTTAAAAAAGATTACTAAAGATATATCTAAAGATAAACTTCTAACTAAGGCAACATTAGCTTTAACAGAACAGGTTCTACTGTTTAGTAACTTTACTATTCTTAGATCATTTAAGTCTAACGGTCATAAGTACATAATGAATACTTTGTTCGGAGTAGATTACGTTATACGAGATGAAGAGATTCACGGTGTAGCAGCTACATACTTACATAATACTCGTTTGAAAGAGATGCAAATTGCAGATCCAAAGTTTGATCTTGATAAGCATCATAAAAATGTACTTAAGCTAGTGAAGGAAGTTATAGGTCATGAGGATGATATGATTGACTTCATATTTCCTGGTACATCCCCTATTAATGGTATTACCGGTGCTCAGATAAAAGTGTTCATACGATCTAGAGCTAATAACGTATTGAATGATTTAGGATTTGACTCACTATATGAAATCGATGAAAACCCTATTGCAGACTGGTTCTACAAAGGTACGAAGTCAATTAGGATACATGACTTCTTTGTATCAGGTACAACACAATATAGTAGAAAATGGGACTTTGATGCATTTAGTGCACTATCGTTTATAACAGGAAAACCTAATGAATAAATATGAACAACTATCACATATACGTAAAGAGTTACAACGCTTAGGTGAAGCACCAGATTGGTACACAACCGCAGCATACCAACTACTTACGGAGAATGAGTATCTTAATACTGCTGAGACTCCAAAAGATATGTTTACTAGAATGGCTAACAGAGCTTCAGAGCTTACTACATTTCCTATACCTAAAAACTTTGGGTATGAGAACTGGAATGATGCATTTTATGATATTACTTGGAAAGGATGGTTATCGCCTTCTACTCCTGTATTAACTAACTTGGGTAATGATAGAGGTCATCCGATCTCATGTTCTGGTACACACTTAGAAGACTCTATTTATGGATTCTATGCAGCTAGAATGGAAGTGGCATTACTTACTAAAGCTGGTTATGGTACATCATGGAATCTAAGTAATGTTAGACCTAGAGGTTCAGTAATATCTAAAGGTGGAACTGCTTCTGGTATTATGCAATCTGCTTCAGGAGCCGTACAAGATACTAAAGATGTATCTCAAGGTTCTCGTAGAGGTAACATAGGTCAGTATCTTAATCCGATGCACGCAGACTTCGATGAAATGTATGATCAAATTATGGCAGAGGATGATGGCTGGAATGCTGGATGGATTTTAACAGACTCCTATAAAGAGTTATTTAAGACTGACCCAGATACTGCTGACACTATTTGGAAAAAGATGATGAAAGGTCGTATGTCAAAAGGGAAGGGGTATCAGTTCTATCTAGATAAAGTGAATCGTTCTAGACCACAGATGTATCAAGATAGAGGATTGCTAGTATCCCATAGTAACTTATGTGGAGAAATCAATCTATTCAATGACGAAGATCACTCATTTACTTGTGTACTGTCATCTATGAACATAGCTAGATATGATGAGTGGAAAGATACTAAAGCTATACAAATAGCTACAGTATTCCTAGATGCGGTTATTGAAGATATGCTTATTAAAGCTAGAGCTGATAAAGGGTTTGAAAAGATCATTGCATTTACTGAGAAGTCTAGGGCTATTGGTTTAGGTCAGTTAGGTATATCAACATACTATCAAATGAATAGTTGGGTTTATGGGGGACTTGAGTCAATCATGTTTAACCAATCTATAACTAAAGAACTTGATAGAGAGACTTTACTAGCTAGTAGAATGTTAGCTAGAGAAGTTGGTGAACCTGAGTGGATGAAAGGATATGGAGAACGTTTCTCTCATAGATTGGCATTCCCTCCAACTAAATCTACTGCTGTTCACATGGGTGGTATGTCAGAAGGTATAAATCCTGTATACGCAAATGTATACGAGCAAGATACAGCAGGTGGGAACATCTACCGTATTAACCCTGTACTACTTACGCTAATGAAAGAACGTGATACATATACTGAAGAAGTTATGCAACGTATTTCAGAAGCTCAAGGTTCAGTACAAGGGGAAGACTGGTTGTCAGTACATGAAAAAGACGTATTCCGTACAGCTTATGAACTAAATCAAGAGACTATTATAATGATGGGTTCTCAACGTCAGAAGATAATGACTCTAGGTGGTGGAGGTCAAGGGCAATCTCTAAATCTATTTATCACTCCAGATGAATCAGAAGAAGAGATATCTAGACTTCACGTATTAGCTTTCTTAGACGAATGGTTGTTATCACTATACTATGTACATAGTTTGAATGAAGAGTTAACATACAAAATAAACAAGAGTTCTTGTGTATCTTGTGAGGGGTAAGCAATGAGTGAGCATAAAGTACCACATACATTTTGTCATGTATGTGAGAATCAAACACCTGTAGGCTCTGATAGGGACATATGTTATGTACATGATGGACCTAGGAATGAAAAACACAATACTGTACCAGAAACTCATGGTAAACCATTAACAAAGACATATGAACTACCTACAGCTGATAACCCTGTAGAACCTAATCACTATACAGAGATGGCTATCAGTCCTCTTGAGTATATTGAAGCTAATCCTGAAGCATTCTCTTGGTGTACAGCTAATGTAATAAAATATGTTAGTAGGTCTAAAAAGAAGAATGGTTTAGAGGATTTACGTAAAGCGTTATGGTACCTAAATCATGAAATCGACAACTTAACTAAGGAAAGCTAATGAAACTTAATTTTATAAAAACTATATGTACAAACAACAATGAGGATCTGAATGTAGATGTTAGAGCTGAAGGTGTAATTGATACACTCTCTACTATTACTAGTGCAGTTAGATCTCTTAGTATGATTGGATTCTCAGCACAACAAATAGGAGCTTTATTAGATGCAGCAGCAGATACTGAAGTAAACCCTATGACTCGTATTGAGATGATAATAAAAGAAAGAGACAAGTAATGGAATTCCTATTGCTTGGGGCGGCAATGGGATTCAATATAATCGTTATTGTCATTAAATTTAAGTCTGGTCAATTTGCTAATGCAGTATTAGACATAGGCGTATTTGCACTATTAACAGTTATACTTGGAGGTACATTAGGTGGAATGGTCATTGCCACAATATCAAGTGCTATCTTTAGTATATACCTATTTCTTAGTCCAGTAAAGTTAAGGGATTGAAATGATTAATACTATAACAGCAGCCTTTAAGGCTATATTCTTAGTGATAGTACTAGGTGTAGTAATGATAGTAACCTTTTACTTATCATACATAATACTACCTATTGTAATACTAGGTTTTATAGGTGGTGGGGTATTCCTCTACGCTAAGTCCAAATCCTCTTATTAAAATAAGTGGGTTGGAAGTAACGAGTTTATACCTATATGACTAGTAGGTGTCTGGATTATATCTAGGTTAGTCCCTAGCTTTATTGGTATTGTAGCATTTAGGATAGTTTCTAGATGTGTATTAGTTAAGTTAGCTAAACCTAGTTCTATTCCTGTACTAACACTACGTTGTGTTAACATTCTATATGCTGGTAAGTGAATTCTTGTCCAGTACGATGGAAACATTAATATTCCGTAGTCACTTAGTACTTTCATGGCCATTGGCATGTTTTCCTTGTAATCAGGGAAAGACTCAATGACCTTAACCTCAGCTAGTTTAGGATCCATTTTTACAATCTCAGTCAGGTAACGATAGTACGTTTCTTTACCTACTGTATCAATAGCATCATTATACCAAACACCACCTTTCACAATTTCAGAGTTAGGAGATAGTACAAAGTTATTTAAGTATGCAACAGCATCTTCTTTGTTTTTGATCTTCTTAATACGCTCTGCTGCTCCATCTAACATTCTACCCATCTCTTTAGTAGAATCTGCCTTCTTAACAATATTCCCAATGTACTTTAACGCTTCAGTACCATCACCAGTAACATTAGATACGTCCATAATAAACTTATTAACTATGTTAGCTGATCCATCATCTTTATTAAGTAAGTAACGTAATCCTTTATTTATATCAGCTTGTAGACCACTTAATGAGTCTAAGTTGTTATTCATAATATCAGAACTGAGTGAGTTCATAAAACCTCTCTTAACTACACCATTCAACTTATGATTTTCTAGCTCCTGCATCAAATTATCATATTTAGCTTGTAACTCTGTATCTTTTGGATAAGCTACTTTCTGTACTCGTAATCTAGCGATCTCAGTTCTGAGTGTACCTAGTGTACCCATCTCTGTTAAGATTTGTTTACCTTGATCTACTTGAAATCCTGCTGGAACACCCATAGCTGTTAAGAAGGCTGTATTAGATACAGTGTCCATCATAAGCTTAGCTGGATTAGCTACAGCCATTCCTATCTTAGCCCCACTAACTA